CGTCAGGCTTCCGCACTCGGCACGCTCGACGCGGTTCGATGGCAACGCCGCGCCGTGGCTGAACGACATCATCCGCGCGGTGAAGGATGACCGCGTGAAACAGATCGTCGTCCGCGCCCCGACCGGCGGCGGGAAGTCCACGCTCCTGGAACTCCTCTCCTGCTGGATCGTGGCACAGCAACCCGGGCCGATGATGCTGGTGGGAACGACTGATGACACCGCTAAGGAGTGGGCCGAGTCTCGCCTCATGCCAGTCTTCAACGCCTGCCCGCCAGTGGCTAGGCTGTTCCCCGAGGACCGCCACCAGAAGCGCAAGACCTCGATCATGTTTCCGCACATGGCGCTTTTCTTGGCGGGCGCGAACATGACCAGCCTACAGGAGAAGTCCATGCGGTACGTCTACATGGATGAGACGTGGCAGTATAAGCCCGGCATGATTGGCGAGGCCAAACGCCGAACGCATGACCGCTGGAACGCCAAGGTCATCATGGTGACTCAGGGATGGGCAACCTCGACCGCTGACGACGGCGGGGTGCATGACATGGACAGGGAGTGGGCGTCGGGCGAGGTGCGCGAGTGGGGTGTTGAATGCCCGGCGTGCAACCAGTGGCATAAGCTGCTGTGGACAAGTATCGTTTACGACGAGGCCAAGACGCCGGCCGGCGATTGGGACTGGCAGGCGCTGGCGGCGTCCGTGCGGCATCGTTGCCCTGAGTGCGGGCATGAGACGCCAGACACCACCGCGCACCGTCGAGCCTTAGCCGCTCGGGGGTCGTACAGGGGCGAGGGCGGAAACTACGTTGCTGGGAACTTGTCGTTCACCTTCTCGGCGCTCGCCGTTTGGTGGATACCGTGGGCCGATCTTGCCATCCAATGGGTTCAAGCCATGACAGACAAGGCGCGTGGTGTGATCGACCCGCTCAGGCAGTTCCGGCAAAAACGCCTGGCTCAAGTCTGGGTCAACGATAACGAGGCGCCGCCCATCAACCTCCTCTCGGCCGATTACCGCAAAGCCGATTTTGCGAACGGCGAAAAGATCGACCAGGAGCAAGCGCGCCTCCTGACCGTGGACGTGCAGCAAGACCACCTTTGGGCGCTGATCCGGGCATGGCGCTCGGATGGAACGTCGATGCTTCTGTGGGAGGGCAAGGTGCTGACCTTCGAGACGCTTCGAGACCTTCAGCTTCGGATGGGCGTCCGTGACAACCTGGTGTTCATCGACTCGGGGTACGAGAGCGGCAAAGTCTACGAATGGTGCGCGAAGTTTTCCGCGTACAATCAAAGCGGATGGGTGCCGAACTCGGGATGGACGGCGCTTAAAGGGGCAGCGCAAGAGCGGTTTGCGCACACGGTGAATGGGAAGCGCGTTGACCGGTTCTTCTCGCCCCCTTCCAAAGTTGCAGCAGCCTCGGGTCGGCACTGTCGCCTTGTGGTCTGGTCGAACACCATCGTCAAGGACAGGCTGGTGCAGCTCCGAAGCGTGGGTGATCCAACCTGGAGCTTTCCGAGCGACGTTTCGGATGACTGGCAGAAGCAGATGAACTCCGAGGTGAAGCGTGACGTCGTGAACAAAATCACCAAGGCCGTTACGCAACAGTACGTCAAAATCTATCGGCACAACCACCTGTGGGATTGCGAGGTCATGCAGGTGGCTGCGGCTCACTTTTTGCGATTGCTTCCAGATCCGACTTTGGAATAAACAAAAGGTGATATGTTAAATATAAATAAAAACCAAAAGAAAACACGCACTAACTTTCTGGTGCGTAAAGTCACGGCGAACCCGGAACGCCTTCAGGCTGACCCCAACGCCCTCCTGACCAAGCACGATGTCGCAAGCCGACTCGAAGTGAACTGGCAAACCGTCCTCAAGTGGGCTCGCCTCGGAGAACTTGAAGCCGTCCGCTTTGGCCCGCGAACTGTCCGGTTCACCCAAGCCGCTTTGGAAAAGTTTGTGGCACGAAAGGGAGGACAATAAACGGCGCCACCACTTTTGACAAACCGGGGGCGGTGGGGTATCTTTCAACCATCTGGCCCGGAAGGGTACGGATGGCACACAGGCGCCGTCAGGGGCAACTCTGGCGGCGTTGCCTGTTTACTGGTCAGACAATAGTATGCGCAGCAACCGTTTAATCGTCGCCATCTTTATGGAGCGCGACGTAGCCGAACTCCGATCAATTCGCGACGGTAACTTTACCTCGACGCTCTCGGGCAACGGTCTACTGGTGTCGTCAAGCGTCAACGGTTCCGCTTTCAGCTTCGCCGTGCCGACTATGCTTTCGCCTCTCGAAGTGGCTCAGTTCGCGCAGCTCGCAATCGACCACAAAGCCAACTGCTGGCAAGGCCCGACAACTAGAACCACCGTTCGCTTCCTATGAGTCTACTCGACAAAATTACTAGCCTGTTCAAGGGCAAGGAGTTGACTCCCCGAGCCGAGTACAACCGCTATCAGAACATGCGGTTGGCCGAGGGCGGTTGGTGGGGTGAACGCCCGTATTGGCCGCAGCACGTCAGGCCGATCGACAAGGAAATCAACGTCAGCGAGTGGAAGACCATCAACAGCGCTGCGAATCGTCTTTACTGGAATTACGGGGCCGTAACAGGCGCTGTGAATGGGTTCGCGCAGTACGTTGTTGGGTCATCGTTTTCGCCCGTGTTTCTCGGGCAGGATAAAGACTGGGGCCGCCTCGCCGAAGAGTACCTTCACGAGTGGTGTCAAATCGCTTACGCCGACGGCGTGACATGGCAGCATGGGCTCATCCGCGAGGTGATCGCCCGCAAGCGCGACGGTGACATTGGGACGCTGTTCACCGAGTCCGCTGACGGCAAGACGGCGCAGCTTCAACAGATTCCTTGGCACGCCATCGGCAGCCGCAACCAGGGCGACATCCTCAAGGACGGGCCTTACAAGGGTCTGCGGATGACCAACGGCGTCGTCAAAAACGAGGCGGGGCGCCCGGTGGCATACCTGCTTCTTGGCGACACCGAGGAGCAAGATCGCTGGGTTTCTGCGCAGTCGATGCAACTCGACATGGAAAGCCTCGCGCCTGATCAGAGCCGCGGGTTCTCCGCGTTCGCCGCTTCAATCCGCGACCTGCGCTCAGTGCTCAACCTTAACAACAACCTGCGGCAGGCTGTTGAGATGGCAACCACCATCGGGTTGATCATTGAGAACCAGATGGGCATGGCCGACCCGACCGAGAACGCTTTCGCCGTCGATGATTACCCTGGGCCGCGTCAAAGCGGGCTGCGGGTGGAAGAACGCATGGCAGGCACGACGATGTATTTCCAAGCCGGTGCAGGGGAGAAGATTTCACAGCTCAAAAATGAAACGCCAACCCCTCAGACTGAGGCATTTATTGAGCGCTTGCTTCGCAACGCTATGCTTGGCGCGGGCTTTGATCCTGAGTTTTTTTGGCGCCCGGAAGGCACCGGGGCCAACACGCGATTGGTGGTCGAGAAGGTGAACCGCAACATTGCACGCACGCAACACCTGCTGGCGACCTCGTGCCGGCGCCGCCTCGGGTACGCAGTTTCCAAAGCCATCAAGGCAGGGGCGCTTCCAAAATACCGAGGCGAAAACGGCGGGTTCCTAAAGTGGGGCGTAACCAAGCCCGCGATCCTGACCGTTGACCAAGGATACTTCGACGCCGCTACCTTGGCCGCTTACCGTGGCGGGCTGACCACGATGACCGACATCGTAAGCGCCTCGCATGGCCGGACGCTTGAACAGCATCTTGACCTTAAGGAAAAGGAAGCTTTGGCAATCCGCGAACGCATGGAACGCAGCGGGCTTTCGATGGACATGTTCGTGACCCTGACGCCCAACGGCAACGTCTCCACCGGAGAGCCTACCCTATGAAATTGACCCGAGTTCTTTCCAAAATCAACTGCCGGCCCTGGGCGCTCGAAGCCGGTGGACAGGCTGCGGTCGCTCAGTTGATCGCCAGCAAGATGACCCGCGCCGAAATGCCCGACCTCAGCGAATACGGCAACGAGCGCACGCCGTTCGAGATCGACGGGAACGGCATCGGGCACATCTGCATTAGCGGAGTAATGGCCAAGGGCATCAGCAAGCTCGAAGCCATCTGCGGCGGGTACGATTACGAGTGGCTTGAGGAAGACCTTGAGGCCGCCGAGGAGGCCAAGGTGCAGGGGCTGTTCATCGAGTTCGACACTCCGGGTGGTTCATGCGAAGGGCTTCCCGAGTGCGCAGACATGATCGCCCAGATCGCCAAGCGCGTTCCGGTTTTTGGGTGGACGGATCAAACCTGTGCGTCTGCCGGGTATTTCCTCGCGTCGTCCTGCACCCGCATTTACGCGGCACCGAGCGCGATGATCGGCAGCATCGGCGTCATCATCGGGTGGATTGACAGCTCGGCGCAATGGGCGACTGAGGGCTTGTCGTGGCAGCCTATTGTCAGCGGTGACCTCAAGGGCGCAGGCATGGGCCCGAGCCTTACGCCCGCACAACGCGAGTCAATGCAACGCCTTGTCGATGACAGCTTTGCCTTGTTCAAGGGTAACATCCTGCGCTCGCGCCGGGTGGCCGATTCCGCGATGCAGGGAGAGCTTTACCTTGCTGGCCGGGCCGCTGAGTTGAATTTGATTGACGGCGTCGATTTGACAGAGCGTCAGGCATACGCTAAATTGGCTGCGCTGGTTTAGGTTTCATTTGTTCATGTCTCAACGCCGCAGGGTTCACGCTCTGCGGCGTTTGGCGTTTACAGCGGGGCCATTTGTATGGAAGCACCCGCAACCCTCGCTGACGCGCTCGAAGCGCTGACTGCGTCCAACGTGCGCATGACCGAACTGAATGGCGAGGTGACTGCGCTTAACCAACTCCTCACGGAAGCATCCACTGCTATTTCCGAGCGCGACTCACTGCGCGCTCAGGTCGAGCTGATGGACAAGGCCAACGCCGAACTTGCCGCGCAGCTTGCCGCTGTCGCCGCGAACGAGCAGGACGCCAACTCCAAGGCCGTTGAAATCGTCGCCAGCATCGGCGTTGAGCCTGCAACGGTGGCAACCGTCGAGCAGAAGTCCGCACCGCTGACACGCTCACAACTCGAAGCCGCGTGCGCCGCGACCAACGACCCGAAAGAACGCGCACGCCTGCGCAATGAATTTCTCTCCCGATAACACTCAACCCCTCACCTAACTCACATTTATGGCTGACAACTCACTCGGGACGCTGAACAGCGCCCTTATCCTTCAGACGGCCCTCAAGCTCGTCTTCACCCAGCGTCCTCTCCTGTCCTCGATTTCGAAAAACCTGGACACGATGGGCGCTCTGCAAAACCAGACCGTCATCACTCGTTTGAAGTCGGTGCCGGAAGCTGTGGACGCCAACGATCCCGCGCCGGCGTTCGACACAACCGACGTGCCCGTGACGTTGAACAAGTCCCGCAAGGTTCATGCCCGCTTCACCGCTGCCCAGCTCAACTCGACGAATCGTAACCTGATTCAGGAAGCCGCCGAGCCTCTCGCGCGCTCGATGGCGAACGACATCATCGACTCCGTTGCTGCTCTGTGGACGACCACGAACTTCACCAACGAAACCGTTTCCAATGCTCCCGACTACGCGACGTTGGTGGCCCTTCGCCAGAAGTTCATCGAGCGCGGTGTTCATGGCACCCGTTATCTCGCGGTGAATCCTGCAACCTATTCCGCGTTGCTGGAAGATCCTCGCTGCAATCGGTTCTACAAATCCTTCCAGCCCCCCGGCACGGATCCGATTGAAGACGGGGAACTGAACCAGGTTGCTGGTTTTGCTCGCATCTTTGAATATCCCGCGATCCCTTCCGCCGCTCACATGACGGGCTTCGCGTTCACCGATGAAGCGACTGTCCTCGCCGTGCGTCCTCCTCTCGATCCTCGCGAGGCGTTCCCCGCTGGCAGCGTTCCGTTCCCGGGTACTTTCGAAATTATCACCGACGAAACTACTGGCTTGTCCGTGGCAGCCGTCGAGTGGATCGAGCCCGACACCCTCGCGGTGAACGTCGCGATGCGCTACATCTACGGCGTTGCCAAGGGCAATACCGCCGCAGGTCAGCGCCTCGTTTATCAGGCCAACTAACGTTCCATGAACGTCCACGCAACTATCTCCTTCTCAAGC